ATGAAACGCTTATTCTCATTTTTGGTTTTATTCTCATTAGTTTTAGGGGTATCCGCTAACGCCAGCCACGATCCTTTTGACGAGGACACGCTTAACTTTAATGACGAGGCGTTTTATTTTGTTGAAACGAGCAAGACGACAGAAAATTATTTTGGTTTTCAAGCCCAAAATAGTTTAGGGATAGCCGTTTATGAAAAATTAACGCCAGCCAGCGAAACAAGAATATGCGGTTTTGATTTAAAAGTTCAAAGAGTTCATAATAACCCCACAAATAACGCAAGGTTAGCGTATGAAATAAGACAGGGCGGTTCTCACCCTTTTGATAGTAGCAATTTTATAGCCGAACAAGACCGCAGTATTGAGCATTTACCCGCCTCAACAAGTGCGACATTTGATTATATTCAATTTCCCTTACCTTTAAGCGGTACAAATATAACAAATGGTTGTACAACATTACTCGCGGGCGGTACTTATTGGTTAAAATTAAGAAATTTTACTGAAACGGCATTAGTAGCGTTAAAATTAGGAATACAAGACAGAGAATTTGGCAATAGAACGGGCTTTTATCCTTGTGTTGTTTCGGCTTGTTCTGGCAATGAAGCAGTCCCGCAAAAGGATTTACAATTTCGTTTATACACAGACAACCCTGTAAATGTAATATCTCAACAAGAGTTTTTATTTTTTCCCAGTTCCGCCAGTTATAATTTTACGGACACAGATTTTGGCATATTAGGCAATTTTTTTAGAGATGTTATCGTATGGGCTTTTTTCCCGTCCGAAAGTTCTATAAATAGATTTGCCGATTTAGCGGACGATATTGAAAATAAACCCCCTATTGGATATTTTACCGAAATGAAAGACACCATAAATAATTTAAATATCGGTACGGCTTCCGTTTCTTATGATACTTCCGCCATTGCGGGCATAGTTAATCCATTAAAAACGGGCTTATCTTTTATATTATGGTTTTTATTAGGCGTTTGGTTATTTAAAAGAATAGCACATCTTGATTTATGATTTTAACGGCAATACTTACAATTTTATACGGGGCTATAAGGTTGATATTGACCCCGATTTTAATTTTAAATGATGTAGTATTAGATAGTAATATAACTACCGCTTTTACAAAGGCAGGCGAGTATTTAGCAAATGTTAATCAAGTTCTCCCCGTTTCAACGATATTAGCCGTAATAGGCGTATTCTTGGGCGTTGAGGTCTTTATATTGTTATGGAAAACGATAAACTGGTTAATCCGCAAGATACCAACGATAAATTAGAAATTGAAAGACAGGTTAAGCAATATAAACTCGTTTTGGAGAGTTTATTTACGGACGCAGAGGATACACGACTAACCCGTATTTTAACTATTGGCAATAGTGTCGGATTAGGCGTATTGTTATTGGTTAATTTATTTTTTATATTCACGAAATGACGACAAAAGTTTTTATTTTTGAAGATGTCAGAGGATTATTTAATGGCGGAATTACACACGGAGATATTGACGAATTATATTTTGGTTGTCCGCATAAAGTAGTAAATTTTGTTTTAAAAAACATAAACGAAAGAAATAAGACGATTATCGCTACTTGCCCTTATCATAAATTAAATATAGAATTTTATGCCCGATTTAGAAAAAGAATACAATTCGGATAATACAGAAAATAAGAATTTAGAAAAAGAATTTACCGATATATTCGGATCAAGTTCGTTTTCAGATGATGACCTTTTAAAAGTTGTTGAAAAACACACTTTACAACTAAACGCACAACAGATAAAGTCAATACTATGGTTATACTCTTTTGATAATCCCCTTATTAGTATGGTTGCGGATAAGTATTTAGAAATAAAACATCATAATAAGTCGGGCGAATTGATAATACAGGCATTAGGGGCGATTTCATTACGCAAATTCATTAGTCAATTTAGGTTTAATATCAATACAACTAAATAATGACTGGTAAAAAACAAACACAAACAAATATAAAAAAAAGGCAAAGATATAATCAAAAATATCCCCGCTTTAACAAGCGAGGCGGTAAAAGATATAATAAAAAGTTAAAGAGATTTATATGATTTACGAACATAAAAGACGAGAGTTGAGAGTTAAAAACGGAACTCATATTACAAAGACAGACGCAAAGCGATTAAATAAATGGCTTTATTATCATAACGAGTGTACAAATTTTAGTGTTAAAAGACACGAAAAATATATTTACATAAAATGTTTATTGGTTTCACGGGCAGTTTAGGTAGTGGTAAGACCTTATCAATGACCTTTTGGGGCAGATATTTTGGATATAAGACAGATACCCCCGTTTATACTAACTATAAAACGGACTGGGCGACACAAATAAAGAGTTGGGACGAATTGACAAGAATAACGCACGGCATAGTATTATTAGACGAATTACATATTACTTTTGACAGCCGTTTATGGAGTAATACCGCAAAGCGTACTCATTTTTTATTACAAACGAGAAAAAAGGGCTTACTGGTAATGTTCACGACACAACATATCAGTCAAGTTGATAAAAGAATTAGAAATATATGCGATTATTTAATAATGTGCGAGAAAAAAGGCGAAATGATTAGGAATAGCGTTTTTAAATTTTTATCAGACGAGTTAGGCAGGCAATTAGTGTTAAAAGACATAAAAAAGATTTATAGTTGGTACGATACCTATGAGATAGTTTCATTTTTGAAATAATAAGAGGACGAAGTCCCCCAGACCCCCTTATCCACAGGACAACCCAGAGGTAAAGTCCAGTGGTATGATATAATGAATTATGAAAGTAGAGAAGTATAGCGGATTATACATAGATTATCAATTAACGAAGGATTTAATGTTGCTTACAGGCAACGAATTAAAAGTTTTTTGGGCTTTATGCGGGCTATTACAAGAAAAAGGTAGTATTTATATTTGGACGAGTTGTCAACATTTATCAAAAATTACAAATTTAAGTATAATGACTACACAGAGAGCGTTAAAAAAATTATTTTTAGCGGGCTTAATTCATAGAAGTACAAAATACTATAAAAAGGACGAGAAGTTTCAAGCAAAGTCAATTTATAGAGTATTAAGAGTAGAGTTAGGTTAAAAGTTATCAACAATTTCCGTGTCCCCCAGTTTATCAGCCATTTATGCGATAATTGGGAGAGTATGTATTATTTTTTAATAGGTAATTCTTAATAATCTTATTAAGGAACATATTAAAAAATTATATGTATAAGAAACGAATTATTGACAAAAGGTTAATAAAAATGGTATAATATGTTAAAATTTCCGAGTTATCCACAAAAAGTCGCTTTTATTAAAAGTAAATTAGTAATAACCTTATTTATTACGATATTCCCCTTTATGGCAGGGGCAATTCCCGTTAATGCTTTTTTTAACCCATATACTATTTCAGACCAAACACAAATAACAGGCGTAGGCGAATACACTTTTTATGAAGCCACAGCCGAAAACCCTATTACAATTCAAGCCATAAGAATACAGCAGTCGGGTTCGCAATCAGAAACAATGATAATGTGCGGACAAAAGACCATTGCCCATAATTACGGAGTTCGGGATTATTCATTAGACCTCTTAAATTATTTATGTCAAGGTACTTTTAAGGCAGAAAAGACGGGAACGGGAGATAGTGCTTTCATTTCGGTATCATATTTACCCTTTAATATCGTTTCCAGTTCATTTTTAACAGATAAGTTGAGTTCTACATCATTAGACATTACTTCTACCCTTACAGCAGGCGATTTAGCGATTATTTTAGCATTGATAGTGTTGATATTTCTCAATTTGTTTAATTTAATTAAAAGATTTGTATGACCATAGAATTGTTTATTCCCTTATTTATAGCGTTTTGGGCAGTTATTATCATTGTCTTGCTTTTAGGCAGATTTATTAACCGAATAAAAAAAGAGAGATATGACCGATTTTAGCAACATATTTACGACTATATGGATTTTTGGCGGGGATTATATCTTTTGGATTATGTCCCTTGTAATGTTTTTGACCTTTGCTATAATTGTTTATGAGTGGTTTAAGTTTAAGCCATAAGGCGAATACAGAAACGCTTTCCGTATTTTGGATATAAGCCGTTATCTGTTATCGCCTTATCGCTTAAAGGTCGTTCCACTTTTGTATAAAAATAATTACAATACCTTACCTCTATGTTCACATTTATTTCAGTTCCGACAGACCTAGTCGCACAAGTGTCAACGACTAGCGGTAGCATATTTACCGATATGTTGCCCGTTGCGTATGTCGTAGTCGGTATCGGGCTTGGTTTGGCTCTGCTTTCGTGGAGTATCAACAAGTTCAGAGGCAGACGAGGCAGGCGTTAGACCCTTATGTTCACATTTGTATCAGTACCAGATGTGGCGGGTTTAACCGCCAGCGTGTCGGCAAATAGCACGGCAGTATTTACCGATATGTTGCCCGTTGCGTATGTCGTAGTCGGTATCGGGCTTGGTTTGGCTCTGCTTTCGTGGAGTATCAACAAGTTCAGAGGCAGACGAGGCGGACGCAGGCGATAAGCCGTTTAGTTCTTTTGGCAGGGGGCGTAAATACCTTACAGGCGTTATTCCCGCTTGGTATATGCGGTTGAGTTGCCCCGTCCCTTGCCGAGAGAATTAAAAAACTCTTATGTTAAATTTTATATCAGTACCAACGGACTTTACGACTAATGTCGGCACGCAAGCCAGCGATATTATCAGCGATTTAACGCCAGTGGCAACCTTAATCATAGGTATATTTTTGGGATTATTTTTATTGTCTTGGGCAATAGATAAATTTAGAGATAAAAATGACTAAACTTGCTTTAATTTCTTTACCGACTGATTTTAACGCCAACATTACCGCCAACGCAGGTAGTATTATTTCGGACTTGGGCGATTATACCGCTTTAATAATTGGGATATTATTAGGAGTTTTAGTTATTGGAATTTTAATAAACGCTATAAAAAAATGA